AACCTGCTGGCTGATCTGGCGCACCTGAAGAGCTGCCAGAATACCTGCAACGATAAGCTGCGGATCTACGGGCATCTGACAGTGAATGAGGCCCGGGAGATTATTGGCGCACGGGCAATTCCGGAAGGACTGGATAACGGCTGGGTGATTGACGGAGACGGGGACGGCGAAGTGGATTTCAACCTGTTCGACCCGCTGACCGGAGAGCCCAAATCGTGGGTGTACGAGTACGTCAAGGAAGGTCAGGGCATCCCGGTGGAATTCAATATCGACGGGAACATCAAAGCGATGCTGAAGCGGCCTCGCAACGCCCGATAATTTCAAAGGAGGGATGCTTATGAAAATCAAAATGCCTAAGTTTAATTTCGGTAAAGCAGCGGCGTACGGTGCCGGAGCCATGGTGGGCGGAGGGCTCACCTGGCTCGGCTGGCGCTGGCTGGAGGGACGCGGGATCGATCCGCTGAGCTGTTTCAAGAAGAAGGTTGAGGACGGACATCGAATCTATTACGACCCGAGCAAGGATCCGAACGTGAATATGGATGAGATTGAGGTTCCGGAGATCGATGCGGAAGATGAAGAGGACGATGAGGAAGACGATCCGGATGAGCCGCCCGCGCGGACAGTCAAAGTGATCAGCAAGGCCAACGCCCCCTATCAGATCGACGGGGAAACCTGGTTCCACAGCGAGGAGGACGAGGGATTTGCGCACGGGAGACTGACCTATTATCAGGATGACCAGCAGATCCTGGATGAGAACAATGAGCTCGTGCTGGAGCCGTGGAAGAAGATCGGCATTGAGAACTATGACGCGCTCAGAGGGGAATTCGGCGCGGATGAAATGTTCGTACGGGACGAATTTAACAATATTGACTATGTCATCACCATTGAGGAGGGGGCATCGGATGACAATCAGGGGTGATTAATGCGTGGATATTCGACAGGAATATCGCCAATACCTTATGAGTCTGATCCTTCCTTCAGATGGCTCGAACGGCCAGCTGGGGGCTGGATCGGACTCTACAGCCCTTTCTTTGTTCGAGTCGTTGGATGAGGTTCCGTTTAAAGTGCTGGTGCCGATGGATGAAAACCGGATCATGGACGCTATGGATCTGCGGGAAATGTTTACGAACGGGGATGTTTCCAGGGCAGAAAAGATGACAACACAGCCGGTGACGCTGCTGGAGATCCTGATTAATCTGTGCATGTTTCTGGCATACGCGAGGGAAAACCTGGTCTATGACTCCAGCACGGAAAGATGGTTCTATGAGCTGCTGGCGAATGCAGGTATTGACGAAAAGACCCCGAGATGGAGAGTAATTCAGATCGGGAGGAGGATTGTGAACAGGGAGTATGGAGCCGACGGAGAAGGCGGGTTCTTTCCGTGCTTCGGGTTCGGTCACGGATCGAGGTACGCGGGGCGTAATGACGGAGAGGAGCGGAGTTACGACATGCGAGAAACGGAGCTGTGGATGCAGATGAATGAGTACCTCATGGAGAGGTATCATGTGTGACATATTGTGAGGATGGTTGGAATAGTGCAGCTGGTGTGGCTCATACAGCTCGTACGGACGAGTTATATTTTCAAAAGGAGGACTTTGAGATGATTCAGGCTGGCGAGTTGAGGAAAGCGCTGGAGTATGGATTAGCCGGATTGGCGGAGGATGAGGTCGTACTGACAGCAGGAGAGTTCGCCGATCAGCATGGATATTCCAGGCAGGGAATCCGATCGATCCTTTTAAGGGGCAAAATTCCGCGGGCTTTTAAGGTTGGAAATGAGTGGTTTATACCCGAAAAAGCCGGCATAAAAGGCATACAATATCGAAAAAAAGCTAAATAAAAAACGTCACATTTGTGACACTTTTCTACCCCTAAAAAAGCGATCCGTTGCGTTGAATGTAACGACACTCACAAAATGTGACAAAAAAGTGTCACAAAAAAAATTTTTGCACAAAAAATGTAACAGCCTCTAGCCCTTATAAATCAACGGTTCCAGGGTTTTCTGTGACACTTTTACACTTTTTTACTATATTAACTACAGGAAAAAAAATTAAATATTTATATATTAATAAAAGTGGGGTAAAAAAATGAAAAATGCAACACCCCTAAAAAGGAGGCGGACAGCTTGTGGATTTTTTCTGGGTTTCGTCGAACAATGTGAAAAAGAACGAATGGGAGGTTACTCCTGAGTTTGCCACAAGGAAAACCTCCGATCTGATGATTCGTGGAAAGAAATTCTACGCCGTCTGGGATTCCGAAAAGGGAATGTGGTCGCAGAATGAATTCGATCTGATTCGCATGGTTGATACCGCGGTGAACAAGGAAAAAGAGCGAATACTGAAAGAACACCCCGATTATGTAGTGCATGCCAAGACATTGGTTAACTTTTCAAGCAATGCGTGGATTAAGTTTCTGAATTACGTAAAAAGCATGCCTGACAATTACGTTATGCTTGACAGTAAACTCGCCTTTGCCAACACCGAGCCCGGCAAGAAGACGGATTATATTTCAAGGCGGCTTCCGTACGAGCTCAAAGACGGTGACTACAGCGTATGGGACACGCTGATGGAGAAACTCTACGCGCCGAAGGAACGGGAGAAAATCGAATGGGCTATCGGCAGTGTTGTTTCCGGAGACGCGAGAAAGATTCAGAAATTCATTGTCCTGTACGGTGAAGGCGGCAAGGGTAAAGGAACGATCATCAGCATTATCGAGAAGCTGTTTGAAGGCTACACAACGACGTTCAATGCCAAGTCACTGACAAGCAATAACAACCAGTTCGCAGCCGAAGTATTCGCAAAGAATCCGCTGGTTGCAATTGACGGGGATGCACGTCTGGACAAGATTGAGGACAATACACAGCTGAACGGTCTGGTCGCTCACGAAAGCATGACCATCAACGCTAAGTTTCAGTCTCCATACACAGCCAGGGTTAACTGCATGCTCTTTCTCGGTACAAACCATCCTGTAAAGATCACTGATGCGAAGAGCGGAATTATTCGAAGGCTGATCGATGTGGAACCGACGGGCAATACCTTCGATGGCGAGACCTACGATCTTCTGATGGACAGGGTTGGACTCCAGCTCGGCGCGATCGCCAAGCATTGTCTGGACGTGTATACGAAACTCGGAAAGCATTATTACGATTCCTACCGCAGCCTGAAGATGATGTTGAAGACCGATGTGTTTTTCAACTTCGTTGAGGAGAACTATTTCGTCTTCAAGGAGCAGGACGGCATCAGTCTGAAGCAGGCCTATGCCATGTATAAGGAGTACTGCGATGAAACCGGGGCGCAGGGAAGCGTCATGCCGATGTTCAAGTTCCGGGAAGAGCTGAAGAACTATTTTAAGAACTTTGAGCCAATTACCCGTGTGGACGGCAAGCAGGTTCGGAGCTGGTTCAGCGGATTTAAACACGAGAAAATTGACGATGGCGGCGAACCGGAGAAAGCGAAGGCGGACCAGGAGAAGGCTAAGGCCTGCTGGCTGACGCTGGACCAGACGGAGAGCCTGTTCGATGAGCTGCTGAAAGACTGCCCGGCGCAGTATGCCCGTGACGACACAGAAGGGCCTTATGTCTCCTGGGTTAACGCTAAGAAGACGCTGAAGGACCTGGACACGAAGCGGACACATTATGTCAACATTCCCGAATCCATGGGAATCATCTCGGTCGACTTTGATCTGACCGACGAGACCGGAAAGAAGAGCGCCGAGAAGAACATCGAAGCGGCTTCGAAGTGGACACCGACCTACGCCGAGTATTCAAAGGGCGGATCCGGAATCCACCTTGAGTATTACTACGACGGAGACCAGAGCAAGCTGAAATCGGTTTATTCTCCTGGCATCGAGATTAAGGCAACCACCGGCGGAAACAGTCTGAGGAGGAGGCTCAGCCTGTGCAACAACCTTCCGCTGGCACACATTTCAAGCGGACTTCCGCTGAAGGAGGAAAAAGTGGTCGACTTTGAAACCATCAAGGACGACAAGATGCTTCTTAACATGATTAAGAAGAATCTTAGAAAGGAGATTCTGCCGAGCACGAGGCAGAGCATCGATCTGATCGCCAAGGATTTGGAGGAGTTCTATAAGAGCGGGCGGCATTTCGACGTGCGTGAAATGAAAAAGAAGGTAATGTTGTTCGCGGCTAACAGCTCACATCAGGCGGATTACTGTCTGAAGAAGGTAAACAAAATGATATTCCATAGCGACGATGTCGAGGATCCGAAGGAGGAGGACGACGGCGTGGTTGCAGATGAAGATAAGATTGCCTTCTTTGACGTGGAAGTCTTTCCGAATCTGTTCCTGATCAACTGGAAGTTTGCTGGCGAACCGAAATGCCACCGGATGATCAACCCGAAGCCGCAGGATCTGGAGGAGTTTATTCACCTGAAGCTGGTTGGGTTCAACTGCCGGCGGTACGACAACCACATTGTGTATGCAAGGTACCTTGGCAAGAGCAACCTGGAGCTGTACGAGCTGAGTCAGCGAATTGTAGGCGGAAGCCCGGATGCCTTCTTCGGAAAGGCGTATGACCTGAGCTATACGGATGTGTACGACTTCTGCAGCAAGAAGCAGAGCCTGAAGAAGTGGGAAATCGAGCTGGGAATTCACCACCAGGAGCTTGGCCTCCCGTGGGATGAGCCGGTAGACGAGAGCCTATGGATGAAGGTGGCCGAATACTGTGACAACGACGTGTTTGCGACGGAAGCGGTATTCAACAAGAGGCAGGAGGACTGGCGGGCGAGGAAAATTCTGGCCCGATTGGCAGGGCTGAACCCGAACGCCACCACCAATCAGCTGACACAGAAGATCATCTTCGGATGGGAGAAGAAGCCTCAGGCTACGTTCAATTATCGTTTTATGGGCGAGATGAACGGCACCGAGACCTACTCACTGCCGATGGATGAGGATCCCGAGTACACGGTATTCAAGGATGGCAAACCATACTTCCCCGGATACACCTTTGACCACGGGAAGAGCATCTACCGCGGTGAAGAGGTCGGCGAAGGCGGGTATGTGTATGCAGAGCCGGGTATGTACTGGAACGTGGCATTGCTGGATATTGCGAGCATGCACCCCAGCAGCATCGTGGCCGAGGAGCTCTTTGGGCCCGAGTACACGGCACGGTTCAAGGATATTCTCGACGCCCGGATTCTGATCAAGCACCGGGAATGGGAGAAGGCCCGGCAGATTCTGGATGGCAAGCTGGCACCATTCCTGGAAGGCTTTGAGAAGCTGAGCGAGGAGAAGCAGAAGGAAGAGGCCGACAACCTGAGCACAGCGCTGAAGATTGCAATCAACAGCGTATACGGCCTGACCAGCGCCAAGTTTGACAACCCCTTCCGTGATAAGCGGAACAAGGATAACATTGTGGCCAAGCGCGGGGCTTTATTCATGGTGAATCTGAAGCATCTGGTGCAGAAGAAGGGATTCACGGTGGCTCACATCAAGACGGACTCCATCAAGATTCCCAACGCGACACCTGAGATTATTCAGTTCGTGATGGATTACGGCAAGCTCTACGGCTACAATTTTGAACTGGAGAGCGTTTATGACCGGATGTGCCTGGTGAACAACGCGGTGTACGTTGCCCATGTGCAAAGCGGTAAGCATGCCGGAGAGTGGAACACGACCGGGGCACAGTTTGCCGAGCCGTATGTCAAGAAGACGCTGTTTACGCGGGAGCCGATCGAGTTCAAGGATCTGTGCCAGACAAAGACCGTGACGACCAACATGTATCTGGACATGAACGAGGAACTGCCCGATGTAAGCATGAGCGAGCGGGATCTGGACCGGATGCTGAAGCGAACGGGCGAGCTGCTGAAGGCCATCGGTTATGACGGAAGCTACGACCAGTGGATCGCCGAGCCGCAGAAGGATCTGAGCGGAAAGTATTCTATTTCAGAAGAGGATGCGCTGAAGTGCATCGCCGAGCTGGAGGATCTGAAGGAGGATTATCGGATTCTTCAGGAAGAGATCGCGAAGGGGCATCACTACGTCTTTGTCGGAAAGGCCGGAGCATTCTGTCCGATTCTGCCTGGACGAGGCGGCGGCTGGCTGATGCGGAAGAACGGAAACAAGTATGACGCGGTAGTCGGCACCAAGGATCAGCGGTGGCTGGAATCCGAGACTGTCGGAAACCTTAAGATGGAGGACGCAATTGACCGTCGTTACTTTGACCGGCTGGTGGATGATGCGATCCGTGATATTTCACAGTACGGAGACATTGAGGTATTCCGTAACCTTGACGTTGAGGAGGAGAAAGTTGAGTAAGAGCATGGCGACTTTACGCAAGACGATTTTGGAAAAAGCAAGCAGCATTGTGAACGGGGACCGGGAGAAGAGTTATGGCAAGCCGGAGGACAACTTTCGCCGGATCGGGATGATGTGGAACGCATATCTCGGACCTGCGATCAGCCGCCCTCTGGCGCCGAGCGACGTGGCGGCGATGATGGCCCTGCTGAAGATCGCCCGCATCGCCAGCGGAAATTATTCCGAGGACAGCTGGATCGATCTGGCAGGCTACGCGGCCTGCGGTGGCGAACTGGCCAGCTTTGAGCAGGAAGACAAAGAAGACGCATGAAGAAGAAAATGAAGACCAAGTATCTCTACTCTGTCAAGACCGAGTACGGAGACACGGAGATCGTTCACTGGAATGAATCGATCGAGTCATGGGTAAGCGAGGATGGGAAACGAAGCTACGAAGAAAACGAGTTCGTTTCCGCAAGCAAACTGAAAGAGATCAAAGATGAAAGCATAAAAGGAGAATGATATTTTATGAATAAGAAGATTACGATTCGTGACGCGCAGATTGCCCCTTACAAGTTTCGCAACTTTGAAGGGCGTGAGACGGAGTATAACCGCAAGGGCGACCGGAACTTTGTGATATTCCTGGAGAAGGGACTGGCGCAGCAGCTGGAGGCCGATGGCGCTCCGATCAGCTGGAAGCCGGATCGCTATAATGAGGGCGAACTGCGCGCCCAGATGAAGATTCATGTGAAATACCATGACCGGAAGGGCAACCCGATGATTCCCCCCAAGGTTGTGCTGGTGACCCGGAAGAACAACACCCAGCTTACGGAGGAAACTATCGGCATGCTGGACAGCGCCGAGATTGAGAAGTGCGATCTTGTGTTGAGCCAGTATGCCAACGGTGCCAGCATGGGTCCGGAGAATTCCGTGGCACTGAAGACGATGTACGTTACGCTCAGCGAAGACGAGTTTGCTGATGAGTACGAAACTGCCGGTCCCGCCGACGATGACGACGCCCCGTTCTGATTTAAACGGTGGTTAACCTTTATCCCCACCAATGGGATGCAGTCGGTCGAATGCATAACGGCTGCATCCTCGTTGGGGATGTCGGGAGCGGCAAGAGTCGGACTTCCCTCGCCTATTACTTTATTCGGGAAGGCTGGGGCGATCTGAAGAAGGATCTTCCGATGCAGTATCCGAAGGATCTGTACATCATCACCACGGCCAGAAAGCGGGATACACTGGAGTGGGAGAAGGAATGTATTCCATTCAATCTCGGCGTCTACCAGATCAAGGTGGTTATCGACAGTTGGAACAACATTAAGAAATACGTTGGCGTGACAAACGCTTTTTTCATCTTCGATGAGCAGCGGGTTGTCGGCAGCGGAACCTGGGCCAAGAGCTTCATCAAGATTGCCAAAGCCAACCGGTGGATTCTTCTGTCCGCGACACCCGGCGATACCTGGTTGGATTACATTCCGGTGTTCGTGGCCAATGGATATTTTAAAAACCGGACAGACTTTATTAATCAGCATGTGATCTATGCCCGATTCAGCAAGTTTCCGAAGGTGGACCGCTTTGTCGCGGTCAAGCGGCTGCAGCGGATTCGGGACGCGGTGCTCGTTAACATGGATTACCAGAAGAAGACAGGCCGCGTGACCATGGATATTCAGCCTGTTTATGACAGGGCCAAGTACCTCGATGTGAACCGGAACCGATGGAACCCATACACCGGCGAACCGATTCAGAACGCCAGCGAGCTGTGCTACACCTTGCGCAGGGTGGTTCACTCGGATGAAAGCAGACTGTCCAAGATGACGGAGCTGATGATTCGCCATCGGAAGGCGATCGTCTTTTACAACTTCGACTATGAGCTGGAGCTGCTCCGTGCCTGGGCCGTCAAAGTGGATATTCTATGCGCGGAGTACAACGGCCATAAGCACGAACCGCTGCCGGAAGGCGATAGTTGGGTCTACCTGGTTCAGTACACAGCCGGGGCTGAAGGATGGAACTGCATTACAACGGATACCGAAATCTTCTTCAGCCTCAACTATTCCTACAAGACCATGAAGCAGGCCGCCGGACGAATCGATCGGTTGAACACACCTTATCAGACGCTTTACTACTATCGGTTCATCTCGTCGGCTCCGATTGATCTGGCTGTAAAGCGGGCACTGGCCGCAAAGAAGAACTTCAATGAATCTGCTTTTGTCGGAAAGCTGTAATACTTCCGGCAAAAGCGGATTGCTTTATTCAAGGAGGAATGAGGATGTTTTACGAGGTGTTCGTATTTTCAGCGTTTGTGATTCTCTCGGTGATCGCGGCATTTACTGTCGGTGTGCTGTATGGAGAAAGCGGATGCGGGTCTATCGTTGGATGGGTTAAACAACTGGTTCATGATTTGAAGGAGGAGAAGGCTTTTCTGAAAGCTCATCCTTTATGCGTAAAGTGCCAGCAAAAGGGACTATACAGAAAGTCCAAGTATATGTGGCGGTGGACCTATGTTAACGGCATCTCGCCGGTGGCTCTTTGCAGCAAGTGCATGCAGGAAGAAGCGCATAAATTTGCTGATCTATAAAAATTATTGAATCAGAACATGTGACAAATTTTTTTCGCGCTCGTCACAGCCCTCATAGTAGAAGGAGGGAAATTTCCAATTAATCGGAATCAGCCTCCTTTTACTTTTGCCAATCAGGGGGCTCTGCCGTGAAGGAGAAAAGTTTTCAGCACAATCTGATTTACGATTTACGGGAACGATTCCCGGGATGCATTGTCCTGAAGAATGACGCAAACTACATTCAGGGTATTCCGGATCTTCTCGTTTTATATAAACAACGCTGGGCAGCCCTTGAATGCAAACGAGGGCGGAACGAAAACCGTCAGCCAAATCAGGAATACTACGTGGAGAAGATGAACCAGATGAGCTTCGCCCGTTTTGTATTCCCGGAAAACAGAGAGGAGGTTTTGGATGAATTGGAACAAGCATTTGGAGCTTGATGGCCAACATGCGTTCCTGAGTCCCAGCAAGTATCACTGGTTGAACTATGACCCGGAGAAACTTAAACTGACCTACGAGAAACACCTGGCAACTCTTCGAGGAACCGAACTCCACGCTTATGCGGAGCAGGCTATTCGATTGAAGCGTCGTCAACCCCGAAACAGTGACACAGTCAACATGTACATCAATGACGCCATTGGATATGGCATGCAGCCTGAACAGCCTTTGGTGTACTCGGGAAACTGCTTTGGCACAGCGGATGCTATTGTCTTTAACGAAAAGCAGAAGACGCTTCGGATTCATGATCTGAAGACCGGTGAGATTCCGGCACACATGTGGCAGCTGAAGATCTACGCCGCTTTATTCTTTCTGGAATACGGAAACCGAATCGGCGTGGAACCAAAGGACACCACAATCGAGCTTCGCATCTATCAGAGTGGCGAAGTGCTGGTTGAATCTCCCGAGCCAGCAGAGATTGAACACATCATGGATAAGATCGTCGACTCTGACGAAATTATTCAGGAAGCCAGGCGTGACGAGTAGGTCCAAAAGGACACATCAGGAACGGAGGAAAAGTGAATATGGAACTGGAGCCCATCATCCCCTTCGTAAGCGAAGAGGAACTCTTAGCTTATGAGCAGCTTGACGATTTCAGCGCAGAATCTCTTGCCCATATCGGTAAACCGCATGAAGGCGCCGTTCCCCATTCAGGACGCTACGCCTGGGGATCTGGTGCATCCCCTTATCAGCGCAGCGTAGACTTTATTTCGCATTACAAGGCTCTGAAGAAGGCAGGGCTGACGGATAAGGAGATCGCTAAGGGCGATGGACTGACTCTGAATCAGCTTCGTGCCCGGAAGAGCAACGCCAACGCCGATATTCGGCATCACGACGTGGCTGTGGCCAGAAAGCTGAAGGAAGCCGGCTGGTCTACAACGGCGATCGGCAGAAAGTTTGGCGTGAACGAATCGACCGTTCGCGGTTGGTTCGACGAGAAGGTGCAGCAGCATAAGGATGCCTCTGCCAACACGGCCAACATGCTTGCCGATCAGGTTGACAAGTACAAGTTTGTCGAGGTCGGCAAGGGCGTTGAGCAGCATCTTGGCATTTCAACCACCAAGCTCAGCTATTCCCTTGAGATGCTGGTGCAGAGTGGAAAGTACAAGATTCAGGACATCTATCTGGATCGTGGCGGAAAGAACAAGAGCACGCGAATGCAGGTGCTTACCAAGGTCGATACTCCGAAGAAGGAGATCTACGAAAACAAGGACAAGATCGCTATTCCGAATCTTGGCGTTTATACTGAGAACGGAGGCGATACCTGGGAATCAGTCGAGCCCCCTAAGTCTGTAGACATGTCGAGAGTGTTCATAAATTATACCACTGACGACATGAAGGGGGGGGGCATACTCAAAGACGGCGTGATCGAACTGCGCCCCGGAGTACAGGACTTGAGCCTTGGGAAAGCTCATTATGCGCAGGTTCGAATTCGTGTTGGAGACGACAAGTACATGAAAGGCATGGCAGTTTATTCTGACAAGATTCCTGATGGGTATGACATCGTCTATAACACCAACAAGACCAGGTCCCAGGAGTCGAAAGTATTCAAGACAATGAACAAGGACCGCGACGGAAACATTGACCTGATCAACCCGTTTGGGGCAACGATCAAGACCGATGACTCCAGCGACAACCCGGATCTGATTCTTTGTCAGCGACACTACATCGACAACAAGACCGGAAAGCGTGAGCTCAGCGCCCTGAACATCGTTAACGAACAGGGCAACTGGAAGGATTGGGGCAGAACCCTGTCCTCGCAGCTGCTGAGCAAACAACAGCCTTTTTTAGCCAAGCGTCAGCTGAAGATGATGTACGATCGCAAGGTCGACGAGTTCAACGAGATTCTTGGGCTGACGAATCCGACTATTCGGGCTCACCTTTTGGAAGGCTTTGCTGACGACTGCGATTCAAGCGCAGTGCATCTGAAGGCTGCCGCCATTCCCGGCTCTGCTTCGCATGTTATTATTCCGATTCTCTCCATGAAGGAGAACGAATGCTTTGCCCCGAACTTCGAAAACGGCAGCCGTGTCGCCTTGATTCGGTACCCGCATGGCGGACGATTCGAGATCGCCGAGCTGACCGTTAACAACACGAATGCTGAAGCACGGAAGGTTCTTGGTCCTGGTGCACCCGATGCGATTGGTATTCATCCAAGTGTGGCTGCCAAGCTGAGCGGTGCTGACTTCGATGGAGACACAGTAACGGTTATTCCAAATGATTCGGGCGACATCAAGTCGATGCCGAGTCTGAAGGGGCTGGCCGGATACGAACCGAAGGTTCTGTATGCCAAGTCGGATGACCAGATCAAGACAGGTAAGCCGAAGCATGGCGAACCCATGTTTGATCCAGTTACCGGCAAGCAGCTGTATGACAATTTCGATACGCAGCAGCAGATGGGCGTTGTGTCTAATCTAATCACAGACATGACGCTGAAGGGCGCCGACTATCAGGATGAGATCTGCCGGGCCGTTAAGCATTCCATGACGGTTATCGATGCTGAGAAGCACAATTTGGATTGGAAGCAGTCCGAGATCGATAATCGTATCATGGAACTTAGGAAGAAGTACCAAGGTGTAAACGATAAGGGACAGGTGAAAGGAGCTTCAACGCTTATTTCGAGAGCCAAGTCCGAAGAGCGTGTCGACGAGGTAAAGAAGGGACAGTGGATCAAGGATCCTATTACCGGTAAAGGCCATCGTCAGTACGCAGATCCAGAGACTGGAGAACCTTTATTCGAGTACACCAACCGGACTTATCCTAAAGACAGCTTCGGTAAAGTGAGGAACCCTTCCGGTTCGCCCTCTGACAATAACTATTACGAGCAGGTCGGCAATAAGTATCGTCGTAGTCAGGACTCGTCTATTCAACCGGGCAAAGTCTATTACGTTGTAAAGGGCACCGCGGATAAGAAGTATTCCACAACGACCACCAAGATGATGAAGGCCCTTGTGTGGGGAAAGGGAGCTTACGACCTGTCTTCCGGGACGGACATGGAATCGATCTATGCCGATCATGCTAATCGGCTCCACAGCTTAGCCAACCAGGCAAGGAAAGAGCAGATCACCACAGAAGACATTCCTTACAGTCCTGCTGCAGCAAAGAGGTATGCAGACGAAGTATCTTCTTTGAAAGCAAAACTGAACGACGCGCTGAAGCACAAGCCTTTGGAACGTCGTGCTGTTGCACTTGCTACAAGTCTATTCCAAATGAAGCTGGAAGACGACCCTACTTTGGAGTTCGACAAAGACCGTAAGAAGAAGGAAAGAGCCCGTTTGATCGAGTATGCTCGCAAACAGATGGGAGAATCTCGGCCTTTGGTCAAGTTTACAGCAAAAGAGTATGAAGCGATTCAGGCTGGAGCTGTAAGAAAGACCTTCTTGAAGGATCTGATTAAGGAGTGCGACGTTGATTCACTGAAACAGCAGGCTATGCCTCGTCAGTGGAAAGGTTTGTCTCCTGCCAAGCTCTCAAAGGCTCGTCAGATGATCAAGAACGGTTCAACACTGACCGAAGTAGCGCAAGCCATGGGCGTTTCTACAACAACGTTGTCGAACGCCTTGAACGAGTGATGAGCGACGTGATCGAGAAAGGATGATTGAATGGCTAGAGTAGCTCTTACATACAAAACGCTGGTGAACGGTGAGCTGCAGACATGTCCTTACAGCCCGATCACCGAGTTTGGCGAATGGTACAGCTTTGACAAGTACAAAGCTGACAAGTGCTTGTCAATGCTTGGAGCTTTGGAACAATGGAGCTCCGATTCGTCTCCTGCAGAACAGGATGCGACTCATGAAGCCGTGATTGACGAGATCTGTGACCTCAACGTGACCGGATTCTTTGAAAAGTACATCGCACGAGACGATGAAGACCCGCGCGCCGATCCAACATTGGTCCGCGACAACGTTGAAGCGTCAGCTTGATCGTGGAAAACGATCCTGTTGCGCCGAAAACGGCTTTATCGTTCCAAAAAAGGCAACGCTTTGAAGAAAAGCGGGGCTGAATAATGAATAAAAATGGCCCGGGCTCCCTCCGGACGGTTGTCTAAGAGGTATAACCGCCTCTCAGACACCCCGGGGGGAGGGTCCGCGCCAAAACACCCCCTCCCCAAAT